TTGGTAGCTAGGCTGGATCCTGACTGGCTTCCTCCATTGACAAGAGGAGTTCCACCCAAAGCACCTACAGTTCGGCTATAGATATTCTGAGCCATATACCATTCAGCACCCAAACCCTGCCCCATCATGCCTTTTTCATACTGTTCAGCGATCCTGGTCGAAGACTGGAATAAGCCAGACAGTGCGTTCACGATCGAAGGCTGAGTTACGGGAGCGATGAAGAATGACCTCATGTCGTCACTGGGACATGCCATTTCATTCAACTTCTGCTGAGCCTGAAGGAAAAGCAGCATCGTATTGGGAGTAGTACCAGGAGTGCTCACGAAGTTAGCTGTATTCTGAGCAGCCATCGTAAGACCATCCAAGTCCACTTGGTTGGCAAGAGCAATCACAGCATTGTCCAAATAACGCTCCTTGAAGCGATCGATGGTCAAGGTCAGATCGACGCTGGAAAAGAGAAAGTCCACATGCTTCTGGCTCGAGAGCACCAAAGCCTGGCTTTCTTCGATCACGTTCTGAACGTTCAGAGCTGGACCACTAGAGACCGTGAACCGTGGAGGTTTACGGACAGTAACTGTGTTACCGATCTTGGCTCCTTTGATCGCAAACTCAGAGGAATATTGCTTATCTACTTTTTCTGTAAACCCAAGCTTATTCTTAAAAGCCATCAGGGCTTCTTTAGCAATGATGCTTGGGGTTAATATCTGGTTGGCCATATCTCATTCAAACGAGTTTTTTAGGCTCGTCCTTTCCTTTTATTGATCTGCTCCTTACGAATGGCCTCATATTCCCTCTGAGATAAACTGGCATCAAAAATCGATTTTGGACTCGATCCTTTCCCACCAGTTCCCACCGGGTCAATTGGCCTAGGAGCATTGGTTATTCTTCTTTCTTCAGTAGAAGCAGTGCTTTTAGCAGAAGATATTTTCGCCTCGAACTTGCCAACTTCTCGAGCACAATCCAAAGGAGGAAGTCTCGAGATGCGTTCAAATTCTTGCGGATTTTTGGCCAAAAGATAGCTCAATTCAGGACCATTCTCTGAATTCAGAAGAATGGCTCTAAGGGATGGGGAAAGAGGAATGTGATCCACTTCAGAAATCACGTCCTGAAAATCGGGATTCTTTTCAGAAAAAGATTTGAGCTTCTCCTGATAAGTCTGAACAGTTTTAGTCTGTTCTCGCTCCAATTCCCGCTTCTGCTGGGTTTGATCCCTATCCCTTAATTTCTGCTCCATCTTCCAATCTGCAAGTGCCTCGACAAACTCAGCATGAGTCCCAAAATCATCTGCCTTGGGCTTTCCAGTTTGCTGAGGCGGCTCTTGCTTAGGAGGCTCTCCTTTGGTTGCGCTAGCGTTTTTAATCGCCTGCTGCTTCCAATATTCGAGCTCCTGCTGGGTCTGAGCATTTTTTGCATTGAGCTTATCTATCCGGCGCTGAAATCCCCCTTTTTTACGGGGCTCTTCTGTCTCGCCTTTCGTTTCTACTGTTTCCTCAGTTTCCGATTCTGGGGATTCATTTTGCGAGGCTTCCGGCTCTTTCGATTCGGTTACCTGCTCGGAGGAAGTGCCAGACCCTTGAGAATCTTGGGTACCTGCTTCGACCTTTTCCCCACGATTTTCAGCCGCGGGAAGAGGTGGAGGAGGGGTACTTGGCTTTTCGTTGGATCTGACTTGAATGTTCATGGCTCTTATTACTCCATGGGTATGCCCGGTGGTAACCCGCCGGTAGGTCCTGATCCCACGTGGCCAGCGCCAGCGTAATTTCCGCCATCTGCTGCCTCGGGGACAAAATTGCTCTGAGCATCAATTGGCACATTCGCATTGAGAAGCTTCATGCGATTATTGATCGCAGCCACCTCGTGCTCGAGCATCACGATACTTGCCTGCGATCCGAGCTTTGCCAAATTGATTTCAATATCTGCCTGGATCTTAGCAAGCTCAATGCGCTCTTTGCTTTCTAGATCCAATTTCTTGGTTTCGATGATCTTTGTGCATTCGTTCAATCGATCAGTGAGGTTCTTCACCATGCCCTGCATTTGCTGCATTTGGACCTGAACCATTGGCGGAATCTTCATATTCTTAGGATCGGTCTGAAGAGTAGGAGGAAGGGTCATCTTGATGCGCTCAGACATCTCTTGGGCGCCCGGCCAGTCCATGTTCTTAATCATCAGGTCACCCATGATCGACATCAACTGAGGATAGGCTTGAGTCATCTGAGCCATCGCCGTTGCTGCCTCCTGACGCTTGCTGGCAAAGCTTGGCCCAGTATCAATGGTGACGTCGTATTTTCCGACATCAAGAGAATAGAGCACTTCTTTCCCGTTCTCATCAGTCCAAGGCTGATTGAGTCTGACCATCTTCTGCGTGCCATCGTCTCCTATAATTCGGGCAGTTCGGGCCGCATCATAAATTTTTGGGATGATTTCTACCAGAATGCGCCCTGCATGCTTCATGGAGAGATGCAGGTTGTCAACGAAATGGAAATTGGAAATCTGAGTCTGAGTCTGCCTGCGCTGGATCGCAATTCCGCTTGCATCGGGTGTTACTTGCCCTAGTGATGCGTCATAGACGCCGGTAGTTGCCTTGAGGTCGTCTGCTGCAAGCATCGCGGCTTGCGTAATCGCTTGCGTCGCTGGTTCAAAGCTCTGTCTTTGGGGAGGGGGGGCCAATTCCCCCGAAAAGCTAACCGGCTTGTAGTAGAGAAAAGAGTGATTCCTTCGATTAGCTTCCGACCAAGCTTGCTCATATCCTTCGATTTGACCCTCAGCGACAATGAAAGGAGCCCTGGGAGCGAGAGCAATCGTCTCAGTCTCAGCAGACTTCCAGTAATTGTACATGCGCTGGGGATCCTTCGCATGACGGATCACACTCTCAATAATCCTCTGACCATTCACCCAGAGCTGAGCTCCATAGACGGGAATGATGGGAATGTAGCTACCAGGGAAAATCGTTCTCTCGAGAATCTCAATGCCATTGATCTTGAGCCAATGAATGACAGGGACCTTTGCAATCCTTGAGGAGACCACCCGCGCATCGATCCCTGCCTGAGAAGCCCTTAACACGGTAGGCTCAACTTCGTCCGCGCGGACTACTTGTCCGGTCTTAAGGAGGAAAATCTGCTTTTCTACTAATTCTTTATAAAAATACTCAGCTATTCGAAAGGTATCACCTTTCATCCAGTCGGGCGGGTTATTTCCCACCGATGAGTAGTCACCCAGGCTCGAGGTCAACTGAGCATTGGGGTACTGCCTTGCGAATTCATCCTTTGTGAGCCAGTCCTCGATGAATCCCCAGTTAGCATCTGATCCATCCATCTCCTGGGAGTAAGGATCCATATAAACTGAGAAAGCATCACGGATCCTACGAATGAAGAGCTCCTGATTGAAACTCTGAGGATCTGAAAAACCGGGGACGATTCGGAAGTATCCAAAGCTAGAGGTTGCGGCTGCATCGAACGCCGTGTCATAGGCGTTCTCGGCATTAGAATTGTACTCGATATGGCGAATGAGGCCCTGAATGATCCGGGCAGTTTCCTGATCCGCACCATCTCCCACGGGATGAACCTTGATCGAAGGGCGGTTCTGTCTTTGATCATTTGTGACCTGCTGCACGAATTGAGGAAGGCGGTTGATTACCAGGCAAGGGCGACCGTCTCTTTCACGATCTTGCTGAATGTTGTCGGGCCATTGGATCCCTGCTCTGAACTGTAAGTCATCTAGAGCACGCCTTCTAATTTCTGATTCAGCAATCTGAGCCTGCTCCAAACGATCGAGAGCAGTCCTTAAAGTCTTCTCATCCTCTTGTCTTTTAAGTTCTATTGCGTCATCAGACGGTACAATATCGACTTCCACTGAAAGTGGAACTTTGATTTCTGCCTCGAGGGAAGGGGTCACGATGTATATCCTGGCACAAAAATAAGGTTTTAAAAACTTTCAAGTGATAATAGGAAAAAACTTGTCTGTCAAAATAGGAATAGGAGCCCTCAATGTCAACTACTACTACTGATGAAATGAAAACAACCGAAACTCAAACGCCACCTCTCACTGAAACTGCCAAACTGATTCTTTGTCGACTTTCTAATGGTCAAGTCCAGTACACTATCGCCGGCACCGATCCCGACCTCGCTGGGCTCCTTGCTTTCGGAAGCGCAGTTGTTCACGAAAGAATGCGGTCCACTGTAGCCGCCGTTGGCAATCAGAAGCCTGCAATCGTGAAACTTCCTCCAGAAATGGAACCTAAACTTCAATGAGTACTCAAAAGGAATTCCTACGAAACTTCGAAGTCCACGGCGATGGGCATCCAGTGGATCCCAATTCCTTCATGCTCCTGCCGGCAATGAACATTCCTGGTATGCGAGTACGATGGGCCGCTGAGAACAAAGTCTCACAGAGTGTTCTCTTGAAAGTGCATGGTGGTCTGGGAGACCAAATCTGTGCTGAGCCAACCGTTCGCTTCGCAGTAGAAACTCTCAAGGATGTAGAAATCTCGCTTCTGGCCATGACTCCCGAACTCTACTCCCACATTCCCTTCAAGAAAGTCTACGAGAAAGGAGATTACCCAAACCTTGGAGAGCATCTGATCTTTGACCTATTTGCCCAGCAGGACTACTTCATCTTGAACTACATCAAGCATGAGCACTGTCATTGTGTCGACTTCTCCTGTCTGGTGGCCTTTCAAGGGATGGTACCCCAAGAGTTCAGGCAGATTAATCTCAAACCCTCCGAGGAATCATTTGCCAAGATCGAGCCTCATGCTGGACCTGACAAAGTCGTTGTCCATTGCGGGAAATCCTGGCAATCAAAGACCTTTCCGAATTGGTGGTGGAATCGTGTTTTAGCTAGGCTCAAAGAGAAATCAGCCGTTCCAATTTTAATTGGAAAAAGCGAAAATCCTAATTCGGTCACTGGGATGATCGAAGGAATTGATATCGAAGGCTGCATCGACTTACGTGACAAACTCCAAATCATGGAAACCGTGGCTTTACTTCAGAAGTCAAAGGTTCTTCTCACTAATGACTCTAGCCCTATGCACATGGCTGCTTCCGGAGATGCATGGATTGGATTTGTCACAATGGCTCGTAGACCCGAGTTCCTCACTCACACTCGGCACGGACAATTCGGATGGAGAATGGAAAACATGTCCCGAGATGGAATCTGGTCCAAGAAAGACGTCTACCTCAAAGCAGGTCACATTGAAGAAATCGGAGACGAGCTTCGTGATTCATGGTTGCCCACTCCAGAAGCATTCGCAGACTGGGGAATTGATAGACTATGATCACCGCTCTCTACACAACCAGTTACCTAGAGGGTCAAGACTGGCAAGGAAATGACCGTCTTCAACGTAACCTGAAATACCTGAAATACTATCAGGCTCTCAAAGAGAAGCTCGGATATGACAAGATCGTATTTGCTGACAATGCTTCATCCGATAAGAATCGACATACTCTTTTAGAGGCCGGTGGTCCGGACGTCTCCATGATCGGATTTGAGGATCACCTTCCTCGGACAAGCATTTATGGTTATCCCTACTGCTGGAGAGCTCTTTATGCCTTCGAAATCCTCATCAATAAAGGCTACGAGAAGATCATCAATATCGATTCAGATTGTTTCGTTCTCACTCAAAGAGCTCTCGATTACATTAAGAATTTGGAAACCGGATGGACTACCTTCTGGTGCAAGAAGTATGGATTCCCGGAAACGGCTATTCAGATTATTTGCAAAGATACCTTTCCTGAATTCTTAGACTTCACCAAAGAATGTCGATGGGAGGACCGAGGAACTAGTAAACCCATGGAGATTCTATTGCCTTTTACTCATGTGAATAAAGAGTTGAACTGCGACAGATGGGGAGAGACTAGAGAGGCACTTTCTCCGGACAAGGATATCTACTGCCAAGGCAATCTAGATACAAACTTTGTATTTCAATCTGCATAATGATACCCAAATAGAATGAAAATACTCGATTTCATAACTGATTCTTGTCCGTATTCCACAAATCCACTTGATGCGCAAAATGTTCAAACGCCAAGATCTTTCGGGGCTTCAGCATCATGAAGAAACTCTTGAAGAGAAGGAAAAACGCATCCCAAGGGATGATAAATCATTGGGATAAATTATATCTAGAATCCGCTCGTATCATCCTGAAATCGCAATTAACCCATCCATCCCCGTCCCCCTTGCAAAGGTTGAGATTTACACTGGGGAGTCTTCTCAAGAGGCTTCGTTTTCATCCACGTAAGCCCTGAAGAGATAAGGTACCTCGTCCCATCCATGAGATGGTCATTCTGCTTCACAATGCGGCCCTTGTCATCGCGACGATAAATTCTAAATTCTGTCAGCCAATTCACCATGGACTTGAATACCTTCAGCCGCCCAGTCGAAAGCCTGGTCCACACTTCGTAGATTCCAGCTTCGACCCCATTCTGCGCCATCTCGAGATTCAGCCCAAGATCCTTGTACATCTGCAGAAGCTGGAGACCGTCCGCCTGAGACCTCCCACGAGCAGCTGGATCAATGAGACCCGGCATCCATTCACCTCGAGCCCGGATTCCAGCCGCATGGATCGCAGGCTCCGCCTGTCCTCGGTAATGCTCACTATAGAGATAGACCGTATCAGTCTCCCGATTCCACGCACCCCAGGGAGCTGCCGTCCGATTCCATCCCACGTCGAATCCATAGCCCCTGGGCCAATGATCCGGGATCTGAAAATCATCCACGATGATGTTACTCTCAGGGACGGGGTAAATTGCCCCGGATCCCAGCTGAGGTATTCCCTTCGCACGAGCATCCCTTTCATGGGGAGGGAATGACGCAATGAGCTTAGCCTTGGTTTCCGGACTCAGATGAGGTGCATCATCAAAACCGATCGTCAAAACGAACCGATTCTCATTGGGCTCATTCAGAAAACTCAACACGACAGCACTCATGCCCTTCAATGGGGTAAAGGTGCAGATGATGAGCCCACTTTCTTCACCAGGAGTCGTAGCCGTGAGCCGAGTGAGACATTCCGTGTAAATCCGGTAATCAGGTTCTTCATCCAAGCAAATCCCATGCTTCTTAGTGCCCTGGAATTTCTCTCGCCCTTGATCATAGGACTTGAACGAGAGCGAGCTCTCTCCTCCTGACTTGTGCTTGACACGCACGGTGTCCACAGCGTCTGCTACACCCCTCCTGCGGCTGGGATCCCCGATGATGTACTCTTTCGGGATCATTCCGGTGCCTATGTGATCGATCTTCCCAAGGAATTCCAGCTGAAGGATATCTCGAGTAGTCTCACTTGTATCTGAAGCAGCCCACCATTCTACGGGGTGATTGAACCTCCGACCTGGCCACCAATCTGGGTAAAGTCCCGTGAGATGGAGGGTCGTCTCATAGGCGCTCATTGTGGTTTTTCCCACACGATTCGCGGCGATTGCGGCACGCTCTAGCTTGGTTTTTCCCTCGGCAAAGAAGTTGACATGCTTTGGGTAGAGCTCGCGCCTCAGAATGCCAGTGTCTTGGAAGTAATTGAAGATCTTTCGGCCGCTGGTTCTACGCTCTTGCTCTTCGAGGAGAGAGATCAGTTCAAGTTTCTCAGAGCGGTTCACTTATGCATTTTTGACAAAGTAAGTGCAAGCCGCGCCCTCTCGCCCTCTTTACCCTTCGCCTTTGCTGCATGTTCTAATTCCTTGTGAGGAATCTTCTGGCCTGGCTTAACGCCTAATTCTTTGTGCAACGCTCCTGGTTTACCTACTGCGTTCTGGATCCAATGTTTCACGGCCATGATCATCTCTCTTTCGGTTTACTCTTTTTCAAAAGCCTTTCAATCTTGGCATCTAGCTGCTCATCTGTCAGCTCAGAATGAATCTGAGTTTCAATGGGCTTGCCTTCGGGACCAGAGACTTCCACGGCGTGAGATTCTTTCCATCCCGCTCTACATTTCAAATAGAACATGGTCATTGCCGGGACCTTTCCAGTCACCGCCTGCTGATATGCCGACTTGCCGACTTGGAATATTGCCTTAGATCTTCCTTTTTTTAACGCATCACTAACTTCTTTGTCTCTCCTTATTATTCGCTCCAGGGTTGCAGGAGCAAGATCTAGAAGAGGCGCTATTTGGTCAATAGTCAATCCCACATGAGCCATAGCTTCAAGGTCTTTTAATTGCTCTTTCGTAAGGGTAGGTTTAGGTCTAGCCATTTGCGTTATTACATCCTTATGGTATAATTACTCATGGACAGATTAATTAAGTTCAATTCTTTTAGTGGACATGGGTGGCTCAAAAAGGCCCATAGCCGACTTGGCCAAGCGGACCTTGCTTTGGCCCATTCATTCATCCAAGAAAACCAGTCTCTCGATAAGGGAGCCTTTGAATTGAAAGTTAACCGTATGTTCCTTGATCGGCCTAAACCTAAAAACTGGACAGTCATTGTTGAACTACTCACTTGTTGCAACTCCTAACTCCTCGTTCATACCCTCAATGTCCGCTATTTCTACCGTGCCACAAGCCTCGGTAGCTTTTCTGGGATCCCCTTTGCAAAAAACCAGTACATTTTGATGGGTCTTGCCCATCTTCCTGGTCGCGCTGAATGCTTTGCCCACACGAATCGGGAGAGACCCGAGAGAGGTCACCAAAATAGCCTCATTGTAAAGTCTAGCTCCAGCCATCTCAAACGCCTCAATTGTATGACTCACAAAATTCCTATAGAAGCCCTTCTTGTCTCTTAAGTCTCCTACTACAAAGCAGGCAAAACGGTCCTCTTTCAAAAGGTCTACCGAACCTAAAATAATCTCGTTATAGGCCTTAATGAATTGCTCGTAGGGCATCGTACTTAGATCCTTTGGATCTTCCGAGTAAACCTCTAAATCGGCATAGGGAGGACAACTAAAAATGAGATCAGGCACAAAATCTTTCACGTGATTCTTGATCTCCACACTGTCTCCACAAATCCATACAGGTTGTGGGTCCTGGCAAATCTGGGTAGCTTGTGTTCGATTCGCTTCCACCTGTTCTTGTCGGAGCTCAATCCCAACGTATTGACGATCTAATTTTGAAGCCACGATACCTCTAACGGATCCGCCAGCAAAAGGGTCAAGAACATTTCCCTTGATTGGGCAAAACCAACGATAGGCGAGCTCACAAAGAACCGGATCGAAAATGGAAGTTCCAGCACTCGGCTGAGCCGCAAGAATCTTGCGGCTCACTTCATCTAGGGCATCTGGATCCCTATTACCTTTAACCCATGTTAAATTTTCCGATGCTGATTTGGCATGAAGGTCTTCCGGGAAGACCTTCCCATTTACATATTTACTTGGTGGTTTGCTCCCACCAGGAATTGCATTACTCATCCCGTTGCCCGTTGCCCGTTGCCCGTTGCTTGGGTATCCATTCGCCCTTCAATATGTCCTGACCTAGAAATCTCGCCTTTCTTTTCATAAGCTGTTTTCCGTTGCATTGGATCATTGTGCATTGCCATTTTAGGCATATTTTCCAGTCCGTTTCAAAATCGCATTTTGATTAGGCGCAATCGCCCCTAATGTGGTGCCTGAATTTTTCCCAGTTTTTCCATTTGCCATTGATGATCCTGATATGTCATCCCCCCCCCCGGCCTATTTCAGATTGAATACCGAGAGCAAGCCATTGTCGTTTTCGCTCTTGCCAATAGCCCTGACGCGCATCCAAAATAGTAAACGGTGGGACTAGAAAGCGTTCAGATAATTTAGGACCCGGCCCATCTCCTGGAGCACCGTCCTCATTCAAATCCAATTTGAAATCCTTAATCCCCAAAAGATCAATGTCGAAATCCGGACCTAAATCGGCAAGGTCAACATTAATCCCAGCAAGATCGAGCTCACTCCAAGACGCGATGGCATTGTCACTTTGAATGAAAGCGTACTCAACCTCATCCGATTCAAAGTCCTGATAGACCACTGGAGCCTGGCTCCATCCGTTCTTCAGGATGGCTTCCAATGTCCCATGTCCCTTCACCATGAATCCGGAGAGATTTGAGAGGACGATCGGAGCCCGGATGCCCTGATAAGCCAAGATCTTTGCCAGTCGCTCGATCTGTTCGGGTGAGTGCTTATTTCGATTCTTTGGGTGTGGTTTGAGCTCGGAGCAGGGAATCAATTTGTGATAGGCGCAATGTATTGCGGGGGTACCCATTATATCAACCGTATCAGTCAAGCTTTCGAATTCATAGTGTCTGAATCGACTTGGGGCAATTTTTCTCAAAATCCCAATTCACTTTCACAGTCGCCTCTCCCTTGGTGACCAGGCCCGTGGTCAGGACATTGCATGACGCGTTGCATCCAATACCGAGTGTATAACTGACAAAATCTCTCTTGTTTTCCAAGGAGCTTCCGATTGGGTCTTGTATCGGCCATATTCTCTAGGGTACCTACCTTACTTTTTTAGTAAAGTTAAGAACTGAACATCACATTTCGTATCGGAGTTGTTGATCTTATTTCACTGTGTCAAAGTAAACCTATGGACCTAGGCGACTGCCCTATTTGCGAAGAGCCCATCGAACGAGATCTAGTTCTCTTAAGACCCAAGAAATGTTGCGCTCGCTATTCTGTCACAGTGAAGATCGGAAAGATCGAAAGGGGAAAGCCGTTGATCGATGATGATCAACAAGAATCATTTCATCCTTTCGACCATGAATTTCCTTAATTTTTCCATTACCTCTGCAACTTCGCCGAAGTCGTCATCCTTATAATTTCCAAGCCCATCCCATCGGCTCAAAAGTTCTAAAAGAATTGGAATTAACTCCTTGAATACCAGAAGAGCAGAATTGGCATTCTCCAATTGAGAAACGAGCGAGAAGCCTTCACCCTCCCCTCCCAAATCATCCAAGAACTTCTGAAGACATCCCGAAATAAACTCCCTGGCCGTCACATTCTTCTCCTGCATGACTTTCTTGACACGCTTCCAGAGTGACTCAGGAATCCTAGCCTGTATGAGCACGAGCTTTGGCTGCTTCGGCAGATAATCTTCCGCGTCTTTCCGGACACTCACGCAGCCTCCTTTCGAAGCTCTTCTTTGAGCTTCTCAATCTGAAGCTTGCGTTTGAAAATGAGCTTGTCGAGTGCCTCAACCGCATTAGTTGCACCAAATGCTAGGAACTTGATCTTTTCGATCTCAAGCTCCGTGATGCTTCTATCCAAAAGATCTGCAATCAAGTCTTTATGTGTAAGATGTAGAGTCATAAATCACCTTTTTCTCATTGCAATAATTTGTTCAGGAGAAACTATTTCTCCAGTTTCAGCCCAAATCACTGCCGAGAGCTCCTTAGGAGAATAGTTCTCCGGATAGCTTTGAACCAATTCGATTAATTCAAATTCTTCTGTCTTTTTCATAACCACCTCACATTTACATGATGACATTGTGTATATAAATAGTCAATATCAATTCTCATACTTTTCCTGATATACTTAACTCATATAGGGAGGATATATGAAAATACTCACTCTGGTTCTCGTGGTGATGCTCTCAGGATGCGGCAAAGGACTTTCCGCCCAATGGACTGGATCGAACGGCTCTTCGGCGGACTTCTCAAATCTCTCCGGAGGGAAGGCTACCCTGAATCTGTCTTCTAGTACCGCTTGCCAATGCCAAGCTCAGCAGGAGGGAAATGACTCTTCAGGACTCATCATTTTCCTAAATTGCACAGGATCCTCAAGCTGCCCCTCGTCTGTGATCTTCACCTATGCTCTTCCCAACCAGGGCGGACTGATTCTCTGTAATGGGAGCTCCTGCGGTTCCTACCACTAATCCCAGGGATTTCCCCTAGGACGCCTCGAGTATTCTTCGATCATCTTCATGTGCTCGAGGTACCATTCGGGAATATCCATGGCTCCATTCTTC